GGTGTTATTGAGAGAAGACTGATAAGGATACCGTAGTAGAAGTAGTGTCGATTTCTCTTTCTATTTCTGTTACTGACAGTACCTGACTGGCTGCTCTTTCTATTACTTCCAGAGTAAAATCTGAACCAGCTGTTGTTATTGTAAATACCGAATCTGAGTCTGCTAAACCTCCTGATGTAGCAGAGGTATGGGTTATATTGTCCCCAGACCATTTGTTTAATTTGGACCCATAAGTTGTAGTAGTTATTTCCTCCACTATCTCTTGAGTCGTTGTCGTAGTCGAGTTCATGCTTCCTTGCGTGAACTGAGGTGTAATTAATTCGGCTCTTGCCGCCGTGGGTGATGCCAGCATTAAGAGTACTAGCCATTTTTTCATGTTGCTTTTTCTTTAGAGTCCTTTTTTCCGTTAGTATTAGAAGTGGTTAAACCAAAAGTTGCTAAGGCTCCCGTAAAGATACTAGCAGGAAAAGTGATATCACCACTAGATCCTTTCTTTATCATAGGTAACTCTACATAATTAAGAGTTATAATAAAACCTGACCAAATTACTACTCCGAGTCTGACGAATGTTCCGAGGATTTGGATTTGGTGTTCTTGGTCTTCGGCTGCGTCTTTAAGTTTGCCGAGGAATCCTTTTTTTTCTTCCTGTTTTCCTTCCATTTATTTACTTTAGCTTGTAATTGTTTTTGAACTTTCTTTTTGATCGGTTCAAATAAAGATTGCGTAACAGTTGTAGTTGTAACTGCAATAACAGCTGTTGTTACAGCAGTCACTACCACAGCAGTTTCAGGTATTGGCATTTGAATATCAATAACTGGAATCTTTAAAGTAGGTGGTTCAGGTGTTTCAGTTGTTTCCTTCTCCTCTGCCTCAACCTCTTCAGGAGGCTCTAGATCAGCTGGAGGGACCACCATAGGGCGATACGATGGTATACGAGCTGAAGGTGGCTTAAAATCGATTCTAGGCAGGTCTAAGGGCTTAGGGAGGTTAGCAGAGGGAATAGGAATTGACATTTAGGTTAAACTGCTCGGAACGTTCCACCGCCTATTAACCAACAACTATTTTGTGATTGGTCATTAGCTCCTGTAAAACCGTTAGCATAGATATATAAAGAACCGAACGTTCCACCTGATATGTATATAGCAGGCATTGCTGTTGTAGTACTAGCAGCATTTATATCAGTATAAGTTAAAATACCACTACCTGATGCTGAAGCAGTAGTTGTTACCGATGCAAAAGGTAAATTGACGTTAATTTGACTACCATTAGTTGTTGCACTATTAAAATGTATCGCAAAATCAAAATGAACTAGGTTCCCGACTTTTGTATAAGTACCATTTCCAGCATTATAACTTGTTGCTCCTTTGAAACCAGCTTGTATTGTTGCCGTGTAAGTACCTTCTTCATAGTCGTCCAATAGATTCCCAGCCGCATAAGCAGAAAAACTAATACCTTTACCAGACGTACCTATTTTTACATTCCCTTCATGTACTTCTACATCTCCATTTGCCCTAATATCTAATTTCCAACTAGCTTGACCATTAGATTTTGTGGTTGCAAATGCTATCCTGCCAGGTACGACGTTTGATGCTGGAGTTCCGTCTATATAAGTAGTTATACGAGCAGCATCATTATTAAGATCAGTACCATCAGAAGCAATAAAACCAATGCCTCCAACTCCATCTCCATCTTGTACAGTAGTTTGAGTACCTATTCCACCTCTGGATTTATTAAATAATAACCACGGAGGACTCGCATCATTACTCCAACGAGTCAAGGTTTTTCCTGAAGTACTGAAATCTGTTCCGTGAAGCTGACTATACGGATTCTCACCCCAAGAATACTGACTACTTGAGGATCCTATTATTAATCTTCCATGCTTATCAATACGCATCCTTTCGTCTGGAGTGCTACTTGCATCTGAGGTATGAAAGCTAATTAATCCATCATCTTTATTAGTAGTATCACTACCTGCTTCAAATCGAATAGCAGCAACATCATTACCATTCCATCTACCATTAATATTTCCTAACCAATAATCAGCAGTAGTAACAGCATCTCCATCAAAATGAAGTTGTCCTGCTGTTTGAGCATTAGTAGATTTAATAGTTATTGATGCTGCACCAGCGGTTGCGTTTAAAGCAGACCCATCAAAGGTAAGATTAGCCTCACCTTGAATAGCATTCGCTCCTGTAACAGTTGTAATGGTGTTATTAGTTGAACCTGTTAATGAAGCTATTGTAGGTTTATTTAATATTTCTCCAAGTCCACTTGTAGCATTCCAATCACTCTGGACTTGTGCAGCTGGTATAGTTGGCTTATTTAATATCTGTGCATCACCTGATGAAGCATTCCAATCTGACTGAACATTAACTTCAGCACTTGCTGCTATACCTGCTAATTTTGTTTTCTCAGCATCTGTATATGCATTGGTATCTGCTTCACCTTCATAGGCACTCTTTATTTCAGCTCCTGTTTGATCAGCTGTAGCACTAGCTTCTATACCATTTAGTTTTGTATGGTCAGCATTAGTAAAGTTATTCTGTGATAACTCACCATCTTGTATAGAATAAGTAGTATTGGTGTCAGGTGGGACTTGCCATGAACATGTATTATCACCATCTATTCTTAAATACTTAGCTGTACCAGTTTCACCTGTAGATTTAACTGCTGTACCTTCTGGTGTTCCAGTTGCTCCTGATGCTACTGCATCTAATTTTGTTTTATCTGCAGCTGACATTGTACCAGCTACACTTGTAGTTGCAGCAGCTATTTTACTTCCTGCTATAGCTGCTGAAGAGTTTAAATCTACATTCTTTATAGAACCATCTTTAACTCCATCACTACTTACTTGTGTTAATCCCATTTATCCTCCTTATGGAGTGTTATCTTTGTTTGCAACTAAGAAAGCTGTATAATCTGTTTTCACTTGAGAAGTCCACGCAGCTTCGGCGATAGCCTTCACATCTGCATCTTCAGAACTGAGATTTGTCTCTACAAGAGTATCTTTATCAGCTCCATCTCCACCTTTTAGTGTTCCAGGTGTTAATACTTTCCTATGGAATGAACGTGTCAGCTCATTCCCGTCTTTTTTTATTATTGTAGCTTCACGGACTTGGATGTTCCATCTGTTAACTACCTCAATCTTATCATTGAGTTTTTCCTCTGTTAAGGCCATTTAAGAATATTCTCCGAATATAATAGGTTTATGGCGTAGTTTAGAGACTTGCTAACGGTCTA